TTCTGGCTGCCAATCTTCTTTGGTATTTAATAACATATTATTCCCCGAATGCTTGTTGATATAGGTGAGTCTCTATCTTGCTAAAAAATGACTCCATTGGTTCAAGTTCATTGTATTTCTTTTTGCCGCCATCTTCTCGCTCAATTAGTCCATCAGAGTTTTGACCTTTCCTCTTGATTTCGCAAGTGTTCCAGTAATCAGATTTCCTGCACCACCCCATAAACTTTACATTGGTAGCCAGCTTCTCCCCCTTAGGTATAAGAACACTGGCAAAAACGTAGTAGTGGCAAGGATAATCTTTCTGGTAAAGGTTGACGTGGGTATCGTAAGTCGGTAAACACTGAACTGTTCTTTGCTTGGCTTTTAGGTCAACAGTGGCTCTGCCTATCTTAAAGTCGAAATGATAGCTCGTAGCTGCTGTGTATTCATGCTCTAAAAAACGATCACTTAAAGCGTCTTTGAAAAGCAATTCAGCTAGGTTGCCAGCATATTGACCTGAACCATTATTTAACATGGTCTTTCCGTTAAATGCCTTATTAGTCGCCATCTGTTTGGCTTCTTGATGGTTCCTTTCGCTAGGAATGATAATCATTTGAACCTCCACAGTTCTATTGAATGAAGGTTAAATGTCGTAATTATATTCTTCTGGTATTTTTTCATGTGGAACCCACCTTATAGGTATTGCTGCTTTTTTCCTACGAACAGCTCTTTCTCTTCTTTTTCTTGCTAGTAATTCTGGACTAGATTTGTAATTAATAACCTTAGCTCCGTTGCATTTTTCACAAGTTTTTGTTTCGCGCTTCATGGTTTTATAACGTAATGCTGTTATAACTCCATCACCAAGACAATGTGAACAAGTTTCTGTGTGCATTTCTTTCTCCTATGGCTCGGCAAGCCTCGCCTAGTTATTAATAAATTATATTTTTAAATATATATTTTAGTAGATGTTATAAACCCTTTTACTTCGTAAAGTAAAATTTAAGACCTGAGGGCTATGCGACTCAGCGGTTAATTCGTATTCGTATCGAATCTCTAATCTATCCCTTAGCAGAAACCGATCTGCTTCGGGGGCTATGCACTGGAGGGTCAACCACGCTCTGATGTTTAATTTAAAGAGTTCATCAGCCTCTAGCCCGAATACTTTTTGAACCATAAAAGATTCAGCTGTAAAAGTAAACCGAAAAGGTTACTTATAACCAAATGTTATAAAATCAGCTATCGTTATATCCAAAGACAAGCATATCAGCTGGATAGTATGTATCTTTAAGTTCTTGCTTTTACGCCAGCGCAATACCTGCTGGGGTGAAGTTTTAGCTATCTTGGCAAGCTGTCGGCTGTTTACGCCTTTGTTGTTTTGTGCCGCTATAAGGCATTTGCCTGTATCGATTAATTCCATGATCTTAAACCTTGTGATATATTAATTAGGTCGGTTCCCCCGATCGACAACCTCCTATGGTTTGCCCCCCGCAAGGGGGGCTTTTTTAGCCTTAAAACGGTATATCTTCATCGCCTAGCTGATCAATACCTATCCCCGCTTTTTCAACTAGATTTGCAGTTTGCTGTGGCGCACCTTGTTTTGGTAGCTGAACATCATTAACAATGCAGCAGACGCGCTTATTTTTAACGCCATCTTTTTCCCACTCGTCAACACTTAGCTGCCCGTTAACAGTTACCATCATTCCCTTTGTGACATAGGGTGCTAGTTTCTCAGCGCGCTCGTTAAACATCTTGCACGTTACCCAGCTGGTCTTTTTGTTCTCACCCCAGCCCTGATCAACAGCAACATTAAATTGTCCTACGGCCTTACCATTTGGCGTGTGACGCACCTCCATGTCACCACCTACATTTCCCGCAAATACCATTACATTAACACTCATTTTAACTTCTCCACTTGGTTTAAAATTTCCGCTACAGCCTTATCGACCTCAGCAGACAGTTTTGCGATATAGTCATCATCGCGTTCTACGCGCACTAGAACGTGCGGCATTTCTGGATGGTAGGCAAAGAAGTCCCACCACTCCCGTTTGGTTATCCACATACAGCCTTGGATTTGCTGCCAGTATTTCTTAACACCGACCTGCGGGTCTCTGAGATAGCTCACCATAGTCTTTGGCGCAGGGCATTTAATCTCCAAGCCACCCTCATCGCCTATCAGGCCGTCAGGCGAGCAGCCAAACTCAAAGCTAGTGTCGAGAATAAAGCCAGTCTCGATTACATCATTGCCAGAGATAAACTCATACGCCTCCCTAGCTTCTGGCTCTAACGCAGTGCCGCGCTCCATCCACTCGGTAACGTGGAACGGCTCAGATTGCCCTGTAAGGCGTTCTGCGATCAATTCATTGACATACCCATCAGCAGAGGTGCTAGGCTTCCCAGTAAGAGTAATTAGCTTGGAAAACATACTAGCGGATGGCTTGCCCAGTCTTGCAGCAAGCCATTCTGGTGATCCCTGCTCATGGTCAAGGATGATCACTTCTTGGCCTCTAGTGCGGCAACAGCGCGATCAAAGTGTACAGCTAATATCTGATCGACTGAGTTGACCTTCAGCCACTTGCAGAATTTCTCACTGTCAGCACCAGTCTCATCAAGTAATTTCTTGATAGCGATTATCTCGTCTTCAGTGATTTTCTTCTTGTCATCACCGCGCAGCATTGCAGACTCTGCATCATCGTCAGCAGTTGGGATGCCAGCGATAGAAGATAAAGATACACGACGCGCATACGTCAGGGAGCTTGAAGCCGCCTGTGGGTCACGCTTAACCACTGGCAGAGTAAATTGACCTTCTAGCCATTGCCCAGAAACGTGCATTAGCCTTGTGCAAACTCCCATTCCATTTTCATCGGTGACTGGGAATTGCGTATAACTTAGGCCATTATCGGCAAACGGTTGCTTGATCGCTTTAATGACCGAGGTTAGATCGGCATAGCTTGATTTAAAGAAAGGATTGGCACTGTCTTTAACAGCACCGCCCATCTGAGATTGTGCAGCACATAGTGCGCTGGCTAACTCGTTAATTGATTCGCTTGATTTCATTGTGACCTCCTACAGTCTCCAAATTCTATATCCGTTCATTTGCTTTCTAGTTGTTGCATTGATTCCAAGCCCTTGCATTGTCAAATAAAACGACTGACACTTGCTAAATGACTTGAAAAAGATTGAATCTCCAGATTCCATTTTCAATGCAACCTTTTGATTTTCTCCGCACCCTTTACTGCTTTTGTGCGGAACTAACTCGACACCTCTCTCAATTTCCACTTGCACCTCCTACAGTCATTTCTTTAGCGTACTGCTCACCATAGCCAAGATAGTAAGCCTCTGATTGCCCTTCTAGGGCTTGATAACCTACAACACAGTCATACTCACCGCGCTCCAGATCGTTTAAATCATTGATTCCCATGATTGCCTCCTACAGCAAATGCCCCCGAAGGGGCGGTTAGTTTATTTCCAGTTATCTTCTTCTTTCTTTTCCATCAGTATTTCTACTGCATCTCTTCTGCATGAGTTGCGATCTTCGTAAAACCCTGACTCTATAAGCTGTCCTGCCCACTTATGCTCTGCCCAGAAGTAACCAACGCTGTCTTTAGTGATGCTGATGTCTGATGTTTTCCAGTAGTTAGTCATTTTGTAACCCTTGTTTTATTGAATGTGGGATTATAATTACATAACTAAACCATAAAGTAAACCCTTTTGTTAATTAAAAGGCAAAAAAAAGCCCCAACTAAGGGGCTGCGGACATAAGTTGGTACTTTGTGTCCGTTAGTACGACCAGATAGCAGGGCAGGGGAAGCCGTCCTCTTCTGTGCAAGCATCTAGGTGGATAAAGCGACCTGATCCCTTCTGCTGTATACCTATTCTCTGTATACCATGCTTCTGGGCCACTCTAATGATCTCTAAGGCGTTTTCTCCGCTGGCTAGTATGTCTACTGCCTTGCCATGCGTATGCGCTCCTTTGACCTCTTTACGTGCCTCTGTGGGGTTTTCTGGAGACCTGTAAGCAGAGGACAGGGCAAAGCTAAAGCCGCACTCTTCGCGGATAGCGTTTAACGTCTTTAGGAAGTCAGGGTCAAAGCCTTGATCGCCTGTGTGCCTGCAAGCCAGTTCTTTAGGCTTGAAGTAGTTCTTTTCTTCTGTCTTAGGTGATTTAGCCATTTTACTTTCCTTCTATGTTCTTAGTCTTTTCAAATGTACGCATACCGCCTAAACCAAGCATGCCCATTAGTATAGGCATAAGTGTACCACCATCTGCTTGCGGTATATCAATGCCGAATCCAGCAGCAAGGGGAGATACTAGGTAATTTACTCCAAGAGCCAAGACCGCGATCCAGCCTGTTGCTGGCCTCCATCCTGACTGGAACCAGTTGCCTTTGGCTTCTGCGGTATTAAGCGCAACCTGTGCCAGTGCAAGTTCCTGTGCATGTTTATCCGACAGGGTGCTGATTTCATGCGCAAGCTGGGCCTTTTGATCTTTGTCCTCCACGAACTTATCAAGTAAGCCCGTTACTGGGCCGATGAGTGAAGCGACAATGCTCACAGTATGTTCTTCTCTATCAGGAATAAGCCGATAATCAGGGGATACATACCCCAAAGCATCATCTCACTCTTTCTGAATCGCTGAGAGCCTTCATCTAAACGCTTTTCAATATTCTGATAACGGATAGCGCATTCTTTCTCGTGGCCTTCTAATCGTATCAGGGCTTCTTTGACAGTCGCCATTTTTAGTCCTCAGCTTGCAGACTACCAGTCAGCATAGCGACAAATGCATCTTTGCCGACAGTAAGTTGGTCAAGGTTAAATTGTGTGGATTTGATTTTACGATCCAGATCAGCGCAGTGATTTACCATCGCCTGCTGCTGCTCGGTCATATCTTCGTACTGGTATTCAACGTCGTCGATCACAATGGGAGTTGTTTTTTTCTCGCCCATGTCATGCTCCTTTCAGGTTATTGTTTGGCTTTATTGCCAAGGAATGCGAACTGCTCCAAAATCTTGTAGGCTTTTGCAACAAATTCATCGTCTTTCGGTGTATCGGTGTAATTGCACACTACGCTGGCTATTGTAACCAGTGACGTTACAAGCACATATAAATCGAGTAAATATTCCACTAGAATCCTCCGTTTATCATGTAGTAACTGCCGCCAAATATACTTAGCACCGCGATAGTGACCAGCACATTTTTAACTGCGTCACCTATCTGGCGTTGCTTCTTGAGTTTAGCCAGCCGTATCTTTTCCAGCTTGTGCTTGTGATCTAGCAAAGACTTATTCTGGATCATCAGCATGTCACGCCAAACGTGCTTAGGCGTTATCTTCTTTAGCTCCTTCTCCTGCTCTCGTATGGCGTTCTTAGCCCATGCAAGCTCCAGAGCCTCTTCCTGTGTTAGTACATGATCGCCTGCCTTAGTAGCCTCTTCAATGCTCTCTACAGCTACCTTGCTGTCAGTGAGGCTAGTAAACAATCCCGACAGACCTGACAAGTGATCCCCAGACTCTTTAACGGTAGCAATGCCATCGTTAAGAGCCTTGAGGATACCTACAACTGCTGAGATTTCTGCAATCATTATTTACTCCTCTAGAGTTGTCTCTAGCGATGCCTGATAGGCAGCAATAACTGCGTCACTATGCACAGCAGCACAGATAGCCTGTACCTCTGCTGATTCATTGCTGTAGTCCTGACCTGCAACTACAACGTGCCTGTGGTAGCCTGAAGATAACTCTACGCCATCCTCTAGTACCTGCGTACAAGTCCTAATTTGAACCGCTTTATGTACTCCAACGATTTCAATCTTGTCTTCTGTTACTACTTTTTCTAAAGCCATTGTGTTGCTCCTGTCTGTGCCTATCTCTGATAAGCGTATGGTTGTTATGCGGTTAGCCTGTAAGAACCTTCAAATCTCAACTCAAACCCTACGTTTGCTGAAACACTAGGACTTAACTGATTTGTCTGATTTCCGTATGAATGTAATCTTATTGAGTTAGTATTATTCAAGTAGTAGCCGCCCAGAACAGTGGCGTTTGTCCCTAGTGCCACATGGTAAACATTGGCAATTGTGGGGCCAGCATAAAAATTACTATAAGCAGCGGTACTAAATGGTAAGCCGTCAACATTGTAAAGAACCGTAGTAGATGTGCAAGTTGCAACCACGCGAATCCAGTAGTGAACCACATCGCCTACTTTTACATATGTCCCTTGTTGAGCTGACATAGAAATAGTCCCGCTATTAGTACTTACTGAAGGACTGAAAGTACCTTCCTCATAGTCATCCAGCTTATTAGCAGCGCCTGTACCGCCTAAGTAGACACCGCCTGATAGGTAGAGGTCTTTGAAGCGGTTGGTAGACATACCTAAATCTATAACATCGTTTGCGGCAGTGCCGTTCGTATGTCTAGGTTGAATAGCACGACCAGCATCGTAAAATCGTAAGCCAGTATCTCCAGTGCCGAAAACTATATCTCCAGAGACAGTACCAATACTACCTACGGATGCGCCGTCTTTTTCAAAATCAATAAGGCCGCCATCACCTCCATCCCTGCGTATAATTAAAGGCGTACCATCACGCCTAAATTGACCCAAGCCTGACTGGTCAACACAAAAAGATGAGCTGTCAAATGCAGAAGTCGCTCCTACTATAAAGTTGCCGCTGGCATCTATGCGCATGCGTTCTGTAGAGGCAGTACCAAAACGCATATAATCAGAGCCACCATCGTTTTGAGCGTATGTAATAAAACCTACACCTGAAACGCTATCACTAAACCTGATTATGCTTTCACCACCACTAGCTTCTGCGGCTTTTATATCTAATACCGCATCACCTCCACCTCCTGCTTCTATTGTTGCTGTTGTGGCACCAGTGCTAGATATGTGTAACTGTGAACTAGGCGAGCTAGTACCAATACCCACGCGACCGCTGGAAGTAAACGTGGCGACAACAGAATCTGAATCGTCTTCAAAGATTTGCCACTTACCTGCTTCTCTTTCCCCAATTTCCCAGTTTGTTCCTGAAACTGTAGAGTCTTGACGAATAATAGAGTCTAGAGGTGCTGTGCCGCCTAAGTGCAACTTGGTGCTTGGGCTGCTAGTACCAATACCCACGTTGCCTGATGGGTCTATAGCAAGTCGTGTAGCTCCTGCTGTAGCATCAAAAACCCCAAACTTACCTCCACTAAGACTGCCGCCATTACCACCAGAAATAATCATATATCTACGACCATTAGTGTTGGTATTATCTATCTCTAAAATAGTTTCACCAGCAGAGCTTTGTATTCGGCTAGTCAATACTGCATTTGTGCTAACATCTAAAGAATAGGCTGGCGAACTAGTACCAATACCCAAAGACTCCGCAGACGCATCCCAGAAGAACTTAGCCGTTGTGCCTGTGTCTTCGTAGAAGCTGATGTCTCCGTTGTTGGCTATTTTAAGGCGTTCTGTACGAGCTGTTGCAAACGCAAGACCATAATAACCTGATAAATTCATAGGGTTAGTACTAACAGTGTAACCTAATCCATAGTCAGGGGATGGTACAGAATTTAGGGTATATGTACCTGTTGTATTGAAACCAATTTTACCTGCACTATCCACGTTCAACGAATCCATCGTGGCTGTGCCAGTAACGTCTATGCCTGTGGAGGTGGTGGCTAGTTTCTCTGCGTTGTCGTGAAAGATATAAACAGAACCGTCAGCAATACCCTGCAATATAGTTTCACCAGTGTACTTTTCCAGTATTACTTGACTACCTCTGATCCTTAGATTTCCAGTACCTGCGTCATCAATATAGCTATTACTACCATCATGGTAAATCTGTAGGTCTGAGCCAGCACCGAAGATGGCTTTGTCATTATCTCCAAAAGACACATCTGCACTAGTAGTTAGTCCTGCAAACGTAGGACTGTCAGTAGTAGCAACACCTTGGTTGAGCGCCTTAACTGATGCGATAGAAGTTAGCTCGCTGTCCATCAAGGCACCAGCGGCTGTCACGTTAGCTGTATCTGTTACATCTGCGGAGGCTTCAATGCCGTCTAGCTTGGTGCCATCTGTAGCAACATCACGGCCATCAAAAGTAGAGTTGGTAGTGATAGCGCCAGTCATTGCGCCACCAGATAACGGTAATGCTATGCCAGTGACGCTAGTGCTAAATGTCGCAGATGCAGATTGATTAGAACTGTTACCAAGAAAGAACTTTCCATCATCAAGATTAGGGGTTGCGTTAGTACGTCCTGCACCCATCACTTTTATAGAACCTGCCGAAGCGTGAGAGCGCGTTACTTTAGCAATCTTTTGAAGCTGAGATGCTTCCCCAGTTGGAGCAG